TCTGGCTCTCCGGAGAGAGCCGAGGCCTTGTCGCGCGCTCGGGAGCAGGTTGAGCGCGCGATGCGAGAGGAGCTGAGCTCCCTGGCGGATCTCTAGTTCCTCCTAACTGGCTCCCAGCCTATGACGGGCTGGGAGCCCTTCTCGTAGAGGTGAGTCGTGCAGTTTTCCTCTCTGGCGGATGCCCTCTCCTTCCTCGCCGCTTTCGGCGAAGAAGGAGAGAAGAAGCACCAAAACTCCCCTTCTTCTTCTTCCGAGTCGATGTTTAACTCGGAGGAGGTTGAGACCTGGTTCTCCCAGGTCTCAGAGAACATCGAGATCTTCGAGATCTCGATGCAGTAGCAGACTCGGGCTTCCCTTACGGGAAGCCCGAGTCTTTTTTTCGCCCACACCCGCCGGTCGCACACCGGTCGCCTTGGATAGGCATTGTTAAAGGGGATTCAATCTACAGCTTTCTTCTAGCCTTCCGGGCTTCGCCCGGGGTGGATGGAGGGAATGGACCCTCCTCCTAGCTAAGGGAGCTGAGAGTCATGGCGAAGAAGAGCAGCGTTATCATCCCGTCGTTTGATGACATCGTCCTGCCCCCCAAGAACGGGGCGGAGACGAAGGACAAGGAGAGAAAGGTCTCCGAATTCTGGATCAACGTGGGCGTCCAGGTGGGCGACAAGTTGGTCCAACTCCCACTGGGGATTCCCCTCGACGGGCTCAAGTCCCGTCCCATCCCCTCGGGAGAGGGGGAATTCCGTCAGCTCAGGCTGGCGGAGGCCAATCTCTGGGAGCAGCTCCAGGGCGTCATGGCTCAGATGGAGCCTGGGCAGGAGGTGCACCTGCCCAAGTTGGTTGCCGTGCTGCGACGGAATAAGTCGCAACCCGACGATGAGAACAAGGAGAACCCGTTCAAGGTCTCCCTGTTCTAACGTTGCTCTAAGCTTTAAGCTCCGGCTCTGCTCTCCTCTGGGGAGTGGGGCCGGAGCTTATTTTTCAGAGATGAGATAGTTACAAACTAATGATAGTTTAGAATTTATCTCATCTCACTTAACCTCTAAAAGTTGAGTTCAACTTTCTCATTGAATTCAGCTAAAAGAAGTCCAATAAACAAAGACCCGAGCCTCTCAAGGCTCGGGCCTTTTTTATTTTTCTTCCGCCTTCGGCGGGGGTGGGGAGCGAGCTGACGCTCGCTCTAGAACCAAGGAGAAAGCATGCCCTCTATGTACAAGGGGAAAGCTCGTAACGAGCCTCCCTTCGTTCTCCGTTTCTTGCAGACCGCTCTGGAATTTGTGGTCTGTTTCCTGTCCATTTTGCTCTTCATGTACGCCCTGGTCGAATGGGCGTTTGGAGGAAAGTGATGGCGAAGATCTATACTGGGATTGGAAGTCGTCAGACGCCATCTTCTGTCTGGCTCAGCAGGGCTGGACTCTTCGATCCGGTCATGCTTCGGGGGCCGACCAGGCCTTCGAAGAGGGAGCTCTCCTCGGTAAAGGAAAGGTAGAAATCTACCTTCCCTGACCTGGATTTGAGAGAGCTCCCTCCAGCGACCCGAGATACATGGCCCTCGAGGATCCAGAGGCGACTCGGGTGGCGAGCCTGTTCCATCCAGCCTGGGACAGGCTCTCTCAAGGAGCCAAGAAGCTACATGCTAGGAACGTCCATCAGGTCGCGGGTCGAGAACTCGACCAAGCCAGCGACATGATCATCTGTTGGACGCCCGGGGGTCGTGGGGAAGGCGGTACGGGTCAGGTGATCCGTATCGCAAACTACCTCGAAATTCCGGTCTTCGATCTAGCCGTGGTCGAAGACAAAACCCTCCTGGATTTCATCAACCAGGAGTAACTCAATCTAGACCCACCTTCTCATTGAATTGAGAAGGTGGGTCTTTCTGTATCCGGAGATAGGTATGAGGCCTGCCAGGAAACTTGACTCGAAGTTCGAGCACCAGCTGATGCTCGAGCAGCTGTATGACAAGAATCAACTTTTCCCCCGGATCCGGGAGGCCTTCTCCCAATCCCAACAGATCGATTTCAAATCGATCTTCAAAGAACATCAAATCCCCGAGAAGTTTGGCCTCGACCTGCTGGCCCAAATGGCCGTCAGGAAACGGGCCGAACCCTCGGTCCTCATTGGCGTTCTCCGTCACCATGTTGGAGACAGCCAGAAAACCGCTGCTCTCCTGGAGCGGGCCGTAGAGGCAAACCTGGTGGATTACTACTGCCGCGAAGAGCGGTTCGTAGTGGTCTACGAGATCAGCCCCCGGCTTCAGGAGGAGCTCGACCGGTTTCAGTACCCACTCCCGATGGTGATTCCACCTCGGGAGATCAAGTGCAACCTGGACTCGGGGTACCTCAGCCGAAAGGCCAGCGTCATCCTCGCGGACAACTACCACGAGGAAGACGTCTGCCTGGACCACCTCAACCGAATGAATAGCATCCCGCTGACCCTGAATCTGGACGTCGCCGAGACGATCCAGAACAGGTGGCGGAACCTGGATCGAAAGAAGCCCGATGAGGATTGGGACTCCTACCGAGCCAGGAAGAAAGCGTTCGAAAAATACAACCGTATTTCTCAGAACGTTTTCGAGATCCTCCTCCAAGAGGGGAACCAGATCTACTTGACCCATAGGTACGATAAACGTGGTCGTACCTATTGCATGGGATTCCACGTTTCCTACCAAGGGAACGACTGGAATAAGGCCATTGTTCAATTCTTCCGTAAGGAAAAATTGGACGATCAGGGGGAGGAGTAAACTATGAATACGTTTACCGCCAAGCAGTATCTGAAGATCGACATCGCCAATTCGTTTGGATTGGACAAACTTAATTGGAACCAGCGGCTGGAGTGGTTTGACTCTAATGAGCACCAGCTGCTGGCCAAGCTCGGCGAGGCCGAGAACCCGGCGATGTTCTATGCTGGGGTCAAGGCCTGGGAAGACGCCAAGGCCGGCCGGGCCATCGGCTACCCGATCACACTGGATGCCACCTCTAGTGGGATCCAGATCCTCTCGGTCCTGACTGGGGATCGGCAGGCCGCTTTGCTCTCGAATGTCATCGACTCGGGGCACCGAGTCGATGCCTACCAGGTGCTCTACGAGCGCATGACGGGCCAGCTGAAGGAGGAAGGCGCTCAGTTCCTCCGAAGCGACCTCAAGCGAGCCTTCATGACTGCCTTCTACGGCTCGCAGAGAATCCCCAAGGAGGTCTTTGGAGAAGGCAAGATGCTCCAAGCCTTCTTCCAGACACTGGAAAATGAGACTCCGTTCATCTGGGAGCTCAACAAGTTCTTCCTCGGGATCTGGAATCCCGAGGCGCTCGAGTACCGATGGACCTTGCCGGACAATTTCCACGTTGTGGACAAGATCCAGGGTAAGGTCGAGGAAACGGTGACCTGTATGGGATCGATGGTCACCGTCGAGCGTTACGAGAACCGGCCTCAGCCGACCGGTCGATCGATCGGAGCCAACGTGACTCACTCCCTCGATGGCCTGATCGTTCGGGAATTGGTGCGTCGATGCAGCTACGACCCGGCAAGGATCGAGACGATCCGGAGACTGCTCGATCGGAGGCTCTCGAACCCCGGCCCGGTGGACGAGAACCATCTGATGGTCCAGACCCTCTGGGATCTGTACCAGCAGTCGGGCTACCTCTCGGCCCGGATTCTCGACCATCTCGACGATGGCACGATGTATCTCGTCGATCGGGACGCCATCCGGCAGCTTCTGGATTCACTACCCCAAAAGCCTTTCGATGTGATCTCAATCCACGACTGCTTCCGGGTACACCCGAATTACGGGAATGACCTGCGGAAGCAGTACAACCTCCAGCTGCACTTGCTGGCCAAGAGCGACATGCTCTCGTTCATCCTTAGCCAGCTGTTGGGCAAGGAGATCCCGGTCTGCAAGCAAGATGACTTTGCAGACGAGATCCTCGAAGCCAACTACGCGCTGTCGTGAAAAGAATTGGGGAGGGGCCTCCGAGCCCTTCCCCAATTCTTTTTTTGGTTTAATTCTTCGGTGGAGAAGAGAGGGACCATCCAATCGGATGGCCCCTTATTTTTTGTTTCGGTATAAATTTGATAACTCTACCCCGAGGTCTAACATGACGAACAGTCTCTACCACTGCACCCCTCGACAGGCCCGGAAGTTCATCATCGATTGCATCCAGGCTGGCCTGGTTCCCTTTCTCCAGAGCTCTCCGGGTATCGGCAAGAGCTCCATCACCCGCTCCATCGCCAAGGACTTCAACCTCCACCTCATCGACCATCGACTCTCAACAAGTGAGCCCACCGATCTGACCGGCATGCCCCGCGTCAACGAGAACGGAGAGTCCTACTATGCGCCCTTCTCCCGAGTCTTCCCCACTGAAGACAGGAAGATCCCAAAGGGCAAGGACGGCTGGCTCCTGTTCCTTGACGAATTCAATTCGGCTCCGAGATCGGTTCAGGCGGCTGCCTACAAGCTCATCCTCGACCGGATGGTCGGAGAGTACCGGCTCCATGACAATGTAGCCCTGGTCACCGCAGGAAATCTCATGAGTGACCGGGCTATCGTGAACCCGCTCTCAACCGCGATGCAGTCTCGAGTCATCCACCTTGAGATGGTCGTCAGTTTCGAGGAGTGGCTCGAAGACGTGGCTCTCAAGGAGAACTACGACTCCAGAATCATCGCCTTCCTAATGCAGTTCCCGGGCAAGCTGATGGACTTCAGGCCCGATCACCACGACAGAACATTCTGTTGTCCACGCACCTGGGAGTTCGCCAACCGACTGATCCAAGGAAAGAATCTGGCCGGCAAGGCAATCGACGACATGGCCATTCTGCTCGCCGGAACGATCACCTCCGGCGTGGCGATGGAGTTTGTTCAGTTCACCAAGGTTTATGACCAGTTGGTGACCATCAAGGAGATCGTCAGTAATCCCAAGGAATGCAGGCTCCCGGTCGAGACCACGTTAAAGTGGGCTACGGTGAGCCACATGATGGAGAAGATCGACGCCAAGATCTTCAAGCCGCTGGCAACCTACATCGATCGTTTCGACCTCTCTTTCAAGATCCTCTTCTACCGGTCGATTCTCGTCCGCAAGCCCGAGCTCCGGACCCATCCGGACTTCGGTCCAGCGGTGGGCTCGATCATTAGCTACCTCCACGATTCCCCCTATGCGAAGGGAGCTTGAACATGCCAGTCATCAGAATCGAATTTGATTCGCAGAATCTCGAGCTTCTCATCAAAGCTCTAGATAGTCACGTGTACTGGCAGCTTTCGGATCGCCGATATCGTCGGGACGGGTATGTCCTAGAGCCCGGCTCAGATAATCCGGAGGTGGCCAAGGAGATTTGCAGAATCAATAAGTTGATTGCCAGACTTCAAATCGCTCTGAGGACACTGACATGATTCCCGAGAACCAAGAACTGAACAGGATGCTCGACTTCGTCAAGAAGGAGATCTTCCTGAACAAAAATGCTGCCTTCCTTGGTTCGATCATGTGCTCCCTCGATTTCCAATGGGACCGAGATGGAGCCATGAAGAACATGGTGGCGACAGACGGAGTCCGGATCATCTGGGGCGTCGAAGACTTTCTGCGATGCTCCTTCAAGGAGCGCTGCTCTACCCTCCTACACGAGCTCTGGCACGTTGCCCTGCTCCACAATCTGCGTTGTGGGGGCAGGGACAAGCTGATCTGGAACATCGCTTGCGACTACCGGATCAACAACAACTTGCGCCGAGATGGGGAAACCGTACCAGATACTTGGGTCGTCGATCCCAAGCTCGACTGGAACGGGATCCTCGCTGAAGAACAGATCTACGACCTGCTTCTCCAGAACCAGCCTCCAATGCCCTCCAGAGGAGACCTGCTCTACGACGGGCAGCCCAACCCGACTCAGCAGCTCTCCTCGGTCGTACGGGCAGCCCAGGCAGCCCAGATGGCCGGACAGATGAGTCAGCTGCCTGGGAACTTCAAGGAGATCCTGGATTCGTTCCTAGCTCCGAAGATTCCCTGGCGGCAGGAGCTGAGCCAGTGGATGACCGAACTCATCGACTCTGAGGAGTACACTTGGAAGCGGCCCAACCGGCGCTACCCCGACATCTACATGCCGTCAAGGGATCGCCAGGAAAGCCGCCTCGAACACCTGGTTTACTTCCTCGACGTGTCGGGATCGATCACCACTAACCAAGCCAGGAGATTCAATTCAGAGATCAAATACGTCAAGGAGGTCTTGAACCCTGAGAAGCTCACCCTGATCCAGTTCGATGATCGCATCACTCAGATCCAGGAACTGAAGGAGGATGACCCCTTTGAGTCGATTGAAATCGTCGGCCGGGGAGGAACCTCGCTTCACGAGGTTCATCGCTGGATCGAGAATCATCAGCCTACCGCCGCAATCATTTTTTCCGATCTGTATTGCGACCAGATGAAACCGTTGACCGTTCCGGTTCCAATTCTCTGGGTCGTGATCAACAACCCTACTGCTAAGGTGGGGTTCGGAAAGATGATTCACATCACCGAAGATTGAAATGAGTTGGAAAGACCTTAAATCTGAGATCGAAGAACTCTTCGAGGAAGCCCAGTCCGGCATGGTCTACCACGTCGAACGGGTAATCTTCGAGCGGGCTCTGTACCAACAGATTAAAAAGCGGGAACGGAATCGGGAGCGATATTGGTTCATTCGCTCCCTTCCTTCCCTCTGGCAAAAAGAGCTCGCCCGTCACCGCATCCGGTATCAACTATTGAAGAGCTCCCCTGAGGGTCAGGAGAAGCTCAAGAAATGGAACCGGGCCAAATACCAGTACATCAAGAACGACCCGGTTCGGTACGCCAAGATACTTGAGCAGGGTCGAATTCGATATGCTCGGTACAAAGCCGACCCCAGCAAACAAGAACTGATTCGAAAGAAGAATCGGCGTGGGGGCAAGATGAGCAAGGAATGGTATCGGGCTCGTTACTATCGAATCAAAGCCGATCCAGAAAAATACGCTTTGTACAAAGCCAAGGCAGCCGAACGCTGCCGTCGATACCGAGAAAAAAGGAAGAAGAAGACATGAACCAGGAAGACTCTTACGAGAGTGTTGGTATTGAAATTGGCCGGCTCGTAGACACGAAGCAGAAGGCCTATGGAAACAGCTTCGGCAAGGCAGGCAATATTCTGCGCGAGCTCTATCCGGATGGCATCTCGACCGAGCAAATGGATGATGCTCTTACCGTGATCCGGATCATCGACAAGCTCTTCCGGATCGCTACTGATCGAGATGCTCTGGGTGAAAGCCCATGGCGGGACATCGCTGGCTATGCCCTGCTGTCCGTCAAGCGCACCGAGAAGAGGAACCAGGAACAACAAGTCTAGTCCTGGTCCGACAGCTGCGATACTCTGAGAGCCCACCCTTCATGGTGGGCTTTCCATTTTATCTTCACAAAGGAAAAGCAACGATGGATGAGATCACCTCTGCCATTGGTCCCC